ACCCGAAACCCCACCCATCCCCCACCCCCCAAAGCCCTAGATCGGAGTCCCGGCGCACGCATAAACTGTGTTCCGCTCGTTTTATGTGGTCCTATGGTTTTATTTTTCTGTACCACACACCCCACCCCCCTCAATATGGGAACACCCCCCGTCAGGAGTCCCAACCTCCTTTTGTGTTGCGTACCTATATTTCTTTCTGTTACAGTCGGCGCAGTTTCATTGGTGCGCGTTCCCGATGATTGAACTTACGCCTACCGGGGGTCACCCAATCCCCTTCGACCTGTCTGACGAGGTACCTAAAACCCATAAGGACAGCGTCGCCGTTGCCATAAACACGGCAAACCTCATCGAAGAGCTTGGTGGAAGCATTGATTACTCCGACCAAGACCTGCATAGTGCGGCTGCACTGATCAACGGTGAGAAGAAACCTCAAGAACCCCGCCATATAACAGTACCTTCAGAGGCCAAAGCAGCCTCAGTACTGGTCAAGCGGTTCGATTTCCAGACATTTGCCGACGCTCAGCAGGCTCGCAACTACATAACCAACAAGCTGTTGCAGCTTTCGGACTGCGGCGACCCCAAGTTGGAGCTAAAAGCGCTCGAACTGCTCGGCAAACACAGTGACGTGGGCCTTTTTACAGAGCGCAGCGAGATCACTGTCACGCACAAGACCTCCACAGACCTCGAAAACAGCATCAAGGACCGCATCAAGCGCCTGCTCAATGCTGACGTGGTCGACGTGGAGCCTCTAATCAGCGAATTAGAGGACGAACCTGTACAAAAAACCGAAGAAATTGAACAGGTCGAGGTCGATGTGCATAAAGAATTGACGGATGAGGGGCTAGATGGAGGCTCTTGATACGGTCTCTCTCAAAGACCTGCCCAAGATCATCGACAAACTGTCGGAGACGGACCTCCGGGTGCTCGAAGCGCAGCTAATCAAGCTGGAAAAGCTCAAACAGCGCGAGCTTTCGCAAGAGAAGTTCATCAAGTTCGTGGAAAAGGTGTGGCCGACCTTCATTTCAGGCCGTCACCACAAGATCATGGCTGCTGCTTTCGAGCGAGTAGCCCGTGGGGAGCTAAAGCGGCTGATCATCAACATGCCGCCACGCCATACCAAGTCGGAATTCGCCTCTTACCTACTCCCCGCTTGGTTCTTGGGCAAGTTTCCCCATAAGAAAGTAATCCAAACCTCACACACGGCAGAGCTAGCTGTGGGTTTCGGTCGCAAGGTCCGAAACTTGGTTGATTCCGAGGTCTACAAGGGCACTTTTCCGGATCTGAACCTCCAAGCCGACAGCAAAGCAGCCGGACGGTGGAACACCAGCAAGGGTGGCGACTACTTCGCTATCGGTGTGGGTGGTGCGGTGACCGGTAAGGGTGCCGACCTGCTCATCATCGACGACCCGCACTCCGAACAAGAGGCTGCACTTGCGGCGGTGAACCCCGAGGTATACGATAAGGTCTACGAGTGGTATACCTCGGGCCCACGGCAGCGTCTCCAGCCGGGGGGAGCTATTGTCATCGTGATGACAAGGTGGGCGCAAAGAGATTTAACCGGACAGGTGCTCAAGTCAGCAGCCCAGAGGGGTGGTGAGGAGTGGGAAGTTATTGAGTTCCCGGCAATTTTGCCCTCAGGGAATCCCCTGTGGCCCCAGTTTTGGTCTATTGAAGAGCTAAAAGCGCTCCAAGAAGAGCTGCCTAATAGTAAGTGGCAAGCCCAGTATCAGCAAAATCCGGTCGGTAATGAGTCTGCGATTGTCAAGCGCGACTGGTGGAAATGGTGGGAGAAAGATGAGCCGCCGACATGTGACTACATTCTTCAGTCTTGGGATACGGCATTTGAGAAAACTCAGCGTGCTGACTATTCAGCAGGTACTACATGGGGTGTATTTAACTGTGAAGAAGATGGGTTCCGTCCCAATCTGATTCTGCTGAATACTTATAAAAAGCGGGTAGAGTTTCCAGAGCTAAAGCGTGATGTGTTGCGGGAATACAAGGAGTACGAGCCTGACTCTCTAATTGTAGAGAAGAAAGCATCCGGTGCTCCGCTAATTTATGACCTCAGGGCGATGGGTGTGCCGGTGCAGGAGTACACTCCAAGCAAAGGACAAGACAAGATAGCTAGGCTAAACTCTGTATCGGATATTATTGCGTCTGGGAAAGTATGGGTCCCTCAGACTCGTTGGGCAGAAGAATTGGTCGATGAGGTTGCAGCATTTCCCGCAGGCGAGCATGATGACTTGGTAGACGCCACGACTTTGGCGTTGATGCGGTTTAGGCAAGGTGGGTTTTTACGTCTTCCGACAGATGAGCCGGAGGATATTAAATGGTTCAAAGGCTATCGCCGTGAGCGGTACTACACAGTGTAGAAGGAGCTAGTATGGCAACGAATGGGATTGACAAGGGCTTGTATGCAGCGCCGTTGGGTCTTGAAGAAGAGGTCATGCAGGCCCCTGATATTGAGATTGAAGTGGAAGACCCCGAGAGTCTGACTCTTGGCCTCGGTGATATTGAAATAGAACTCAAACCACAAAAAGAAACGGCTGAAGATTTTGACGCCAATCTTGCCGACTACATGGATGAGAACGAGCTTACCCTGCTCGGGTCTGATCTGGTCAGTGATTTTGAGAAAGATATTAACGACCGCAAGGATTGGATTCAAACCTATGTAGACGGTCTAAAACTGCTTGGTTTGAAGTATGAGGAGAGGACTGAGCCGTGGCAGGGTGCCTGCGGGGTATTCCACCCCATGCTAACCGAGTCTGTGGTTAGGTTCCAGTCTGAGGCGATTACTGAGACATTCCCGGCGCAGGGGCCAGTTAAAACCACAATTATTGGCAAAGACAACAATGAGATTCAGGAAGCTGCTACTCGTGTCAAGGACGACATGAACTACCAGCTTACCGAGGTGATGGTTGAGTACCGCCCGGAGCATGAGAAGCTGCTGTGGAACCTACCGCTGGCTGGCAGCGCGTTTAAAAAGGTTTATTACGACCCAAGCCTTGGCAGGCAGGTTGCCGTGTTTATCCCCGCAGAAGATATTGTGGTGCCCTACGGAGCCTCTAATCTGGAGGGTGCCGAGCGCGTTACACATGTGATGCGTAAGACCGAGAATGAGGTTACCAAGCTAATAGACGCAGGCTTTTACAGGGATGTGCAGCTAGGCGATCCGACCTATCAGTTGGATGATATTGAGAAGCAAAAGGCTGAGGAAATGGGGCTTTCTGCGATTCAGGACGACCGCTACCGCATTCTTGAGATGCATGTTCTGCTTGACCTCAAAGGGTTTGAGCACAAGAACAAGAAAGGTAAACCTACCGGGATTGCCTTGCCGTATGTGGTTACCGTTGAAAAGGGTACCAGCAAGATTTTGGCAATTAGGAGGAATTGGTATGAAGAGGACAAACTCCACCTCAAGCGGCAGCACTTCGTGCACTACCAATACATCCCGGGGTTCGGGTTCTACGGGTATGGACTCATCCACCTCATCGGTGGATACGCTAAATCGGCGACCATGCTTGTACGTCAATTGGTCGATGCGGGAACTCTATCTAATCTCCCCGGCGGTCTTAAATCACGGGGCCTTCGCGTTAAAGGTGATGACACGCCAATTCAGCCCGGAGAGTTCCGAGACGTAGACGTACCTAGCGGTTCTATTAGGGACAATATCCTGCCCCTACCCTACAAAGAGCCAAGTCAGGTTCTTTACGCTCTGTTCCAGAATATTGTTCAGGAAGGTCGGGCATTTGCATCTAGCGGGGATATGAATGTCTCCGATATGAGCAGCCAAGCCCCAGTAGGGACAACTTTGGCTCTTCTGGAGCGTACTCTGAAGGTAATGACGGCGGTCCAGTCAAGGCTGCATTACGCCATGAAGCAGGAGTTTAAACTGCTTAAAGTCATTATTGCTGACTACACCCCAGAGGAATATGCGTATGAGCCAGCAGATGGCCCGCGCAGAGCCAAGAAGTCAGACTACGACATGATTGACGTCATCCCGGTGAGCGATCCAAACGCCGCCACGATGGCGCAGAAGATTGTCACCTATCAGGCAGTCCTACAGTTAGCCCAATCAGCCCCGCAGTTGTATGACCTGCCACTGCTCCATAGGCAGATGATTGAGGTCCTTGGGGTTAAAAACGCAGCCAAATTGGTGCCGGTTGAGGACGATGCAACCCCCATCGACCCGATACAGGAGAACCAGAATCTCCTGACTATGAAGCCTGTCAAAGCTTTCCTTGAGCAGAACCACCAAGCTCATATTCAGGTACATATGTCTGCTATCCAGAATCCCCGGATTCAGGCAATGATGCAGCAAAACCCGCAGGCTCAGGCTATTTTTGCCTCAGCAATGGCTCATATAAACGAGCATGTGGCGTTCCAGTACAGGATAGAGATTGAGCAGGCTATGGGTATGTCTTTGCCCCCAATGGAGGACAAAAACAGCGATGAGCGCCAGAAAATCCCACCGCAGATTGCAGACCAGATTGCGGTATTGGCTGCTCAGGCGTCCCAGCAAATCCTCCAAAGGGACCAGCAACAAGCCCAGCAACAGGCGGCACAACAGCAGATGCAAGACCCGGTGGTGCAGATGCAGATGCAGGAGCTTCAGCTAAAACAGCAGGACTTGCAGCTTAAAGCCCAGAAACAGCAAATCGAGGCGGCGGCAAAGGCAGACCAAATCCGGGTGGAGGAAGCCCGTATCGCGGCGCAGAAAGAGATTGCAGCTATGCAGGTAGCAGCCACAGCTGCCGCAGCAAAAGACAAACTTGCCAAGCAGATGGAAGTTGAAGGTGTACGCATTGGTGTTGACGCGGCTAAACACCGCGCTCAAATGGCGATGCAGCGTGCTCAACGGGCGGCACAACAAAAGCCCGATAACAAACCGTCTAAAGGAGCTTGATGAACAATGAAATCCGAGCCTTGTCGCTCGTGCAACAGGAAATAGAAAAGATAAGGCAGGAGCAGACCGCATTTATTGCGGAAAGCCGAGCCGAAACATTTGATGAGTACAAAAAGGTCTGCGGGGTAATCCGGGGTTTAAACCTTGCAGATTCTGTTATTAACGACCTCGTGCAAAGGATGACCAATGATGACGACTGAGTTTGACCTAAAAGCGGTTGATTTATCCGGTATTTTGAACAAAACCACCGTTGATAAGGCAAAACAACTGCCAGACCCATCTACCTTTCATATTCTTGCGGTAGTGCCAGAGGCTATGGAAGAGTATGCCGACAGCGAAATTGGGTTGGTTAAGTCGGATAAAACCATGTATTATGAGGAAGTACTCACTCCTGTTCTATTCGTTGTAAAGCTTGGACCTGATTGTTATAAGGACAAAACCCGGTTCCCAAATGGACCGTCGTGCAAGGAGGGTGATTTTGTCATCGTCCGCCCCAATTCAGGCACCCGCCTGAAGATTCATGGTCGTGAATTCAGGATTATCAATGATGATTCTGTTGAAGCGGTTGTGGAAGACCCGCGTGGAATAACCCGCGCTGCATAAGGAGTAAATCATGCAAGAGCAAGTAAAAGGGGAAGAATACAAATTCCCGGACGAAGTGGAGCCTGAAATTGAGGCAAAGGTTGAGGTTGAAATAGAGGACGATACTCCTGAACCGGACCGAGGGCGCAAAACTGCTCCCCCACCGGAAGACCCGACCGATGAGGAATTGGCGTCCTATGACGACAAAGTTCAAGCCCGGATCAAGAAATTTACCCGTGGCTACCATGACGAACGTAGGGCTAAGGAAGAAGCTCTGCGGGAGCGGGAAGCAGCGGAAAACTATGCAAGGCAGGTTTTAGAGGAGAATAAAAAGCTCCAAAAACAGCTTGCAACCGGTAGCCAAGCATATATTGAGACCTCAAAGGTAGCCGCAGAAGCTGCGTTTAAAGCAGCCAAGCAGAAATATAAAGAGGCTTATGAAAGCGGCGATGCTGACGCTGTAGCGGACGCACAGGCGGAAATAACCAAAGCCACGCTGGCTATGGACAAAACCGAGAACATGCGCCCGATTGAGGTTGAAGATAAGGAATTTACTCCAGCCAAACCCGAGCCGTCAAAACTCAGTCCCCGGACGCAGAAATGGCTTGATTCCAACAGTGATTGGTGGGGTCAGGACGAAGAAATGACTATGGCTGCGATGGGTATTGACAAGAAACTACAACGCGAGTATGGTCCAGATTATGTGGGTACTGAAGAGTATTTCCGCACCATCGATAAAACGATGCGCAAAAGATTTCCTGAGCATTTCGATGCTCAGAGCCATGAGGATGACGACCCTCCTCCAAAACAAAGGGCCGAACCGGCAGACGAGGATGAACCTCCGCGCCGTGCATCAAAAATATCTACGGTAGTAGCTCCGGCTTCCCGTAGTACCCCGCCTAACCGTATTCGGTTGAAGGCATCCGAAGCCGCGATAGCCAAGCGCCTTGGGGTCCCTTTAGACCTTTACGCCAAACAGGTTGCTCAACTGAAAAGAGGTGAATAATGGAACAGCAAAACACAGCACGTCAAAATCGTGCACCGCGTGAAACAGAAAACCGTCAGACGGAGTATCGCCCAACGGCGTGGCGTCCGCCTGAGACTTTGCCTTCGCCTGACAACCGTCCGGGCTGGAAGCATCGTTGGGTTCGCTTATCCACGCTTGGTGTAGCTGATGCCGGTAATATCTCTAGTAAGTTGCGTGAAGGATATGAACCCTGCAAAGCAGAGGATTATCCCGAACTTATGTTGCACGCTTCCACAGAAGGTCGTTTCAAGGGAAACATCGAAGTGGGCGGACTGTTGCTTTGCCGTATTCCCGAAGAGTTTTTGGAACAACGTATGAAATACTACGAAAACCAAAACCGTGCTCAGGTGGAATCAGTAGACAACAATTTCCTTCGTGAAAATGATCCTAGGATGCCTCTGTTCGCAGAGAAAAAATCCAAGGTCACTTTCGGTTCTGGTTCTTAATTTTATTGGAGCTTAACATGGCTTATCCCACCGTTAGCGCCCCATATGGATTCCGTCCCATCAATAGTATTGGTGGCACTCCGTATTCGGGTTCTACTCGCCTAGTGCCGATTGACTCCGGCGCTATGTATACCGGCGATCTCGTCGAAATGCTGTCTAGCGGCAAATGTAAAGTTGTTGCTGATGGTACCGCTGCCCCTCAAGCACTTGGTGTTTGTATGGGTGTTCAGTACACCAACTCATCGGGTCAAACCGTTCAAGCCCAGTACGCTCCGTCGTCTGGTGTGACCAACGCTGTTGCCTATGTGGTTGATGATCCCCGCGCCCTGTTCCAAGTGGCTGTTGTGTCTTCTGGCACGACTATCGCCTCCTTGGGTCGCACTGCTGTTGGTCAGAACACTTCGGTGATTCTGAACGCTGGCAATGCAAACACCGGCGATTCTGCTCAGGCTATTGACGACACTACCGCTACCACCAATACGCTACCCATTCGTATTGTGGACGTTGTGCCTGCAACTGCTACCGGCAGCGATGCGTATGTGGAGATGGTCGTCAAGATCAACACCCATACTTATAACAACACAACCGGCGTCTAAGGAGTAAATCATGGCAATTAGTCGCGCACAACTGCTCAAGGAATTGCTCCCCGGATTGAACGCTCTGTTCGGTCTTGAGTACGCCCGTTACGGCGAAGAGCACAAGGAAATCTACGAATCCGAGACTTCGGAGCGTAGTTTTGAAGAGGAAACCAAGCTGTCTGGCTTCTCCGCCGCTCCGGTGAAGAACGAGGGCAGTGCCATTGCTTATGACAATGCACAAGAAGCTTGGACTACTCGCTATAACCACGAAACCATCGCCTTGGGTTTCTCGATTACCGAAGAGGCAATCGAAGACAACCTGTACGACAGCCTGTCTGCTCGTTACACCAAGTCGCTGGCTCGTGCTATGGCTTACACCAAGCAGGTTAAGGCTGCTGCCGTTCTGAACAACGGTTTTAGCGGTTCTTATGCTGGTGGTGACGGCGTTGCGCTGTTCTCCGCTTCGCACCCGCTGGTGTCTGGTGGCGTTAACGCAAACACCCCCGCAACCCAAGTTGACCTGAACGAGACTTCTCTGGAAGCCGCCGTTATTCAGATCGCTGCTTGGACTGACGAGCGTGGTTTGCTGATTGCTGCCAAGCCCCGTAAGCTGGTGGTTCCTCCTGCTCTGATGTTCGTTGCTACTCGTCTGTTGGATACCGAACTCCGCGTCGGTACTGCTGACAACGACATCAACGCGCTGAAGAACAACGGCTCTATCCCCGAGGGATATACCGTGAACCACTTCTTGACCGACAGCAACGCATGGTTCCTGACCACTGACGTTCCCAACGGTATGAAGCATTTCGTCCGCACCCCGCTGCAAAACAGCATGGACGGCGATTTCGATACCGGCAACGTCCGTTATAAGGCTCGTGAGCGTTATAGCTTCGGTTGGTCTGATCCCCTCGGTATGTGGGGTTCTTCAGGTTCGACCTGATGAAGATGGAAAAGGGGGTCTTGTGCCCCCTTTTCTTTTAGTGTATATTGGAATTATTCCGGGGTTTCCGGTGTTTCTGACAGTCCCGGCTGACGACATGCAGACAGAACACCCAAACATTACTCGCATGTGAGGAAAAAATGGCTCAAACTACGTTTTCTGGCCCGGTAAACCTTGGCGTTTTCACCGTTGCCACCGCTCCCACTACCGCTTC